CATATCCAGGAGCATCTTGGTCAGCGCGATATCTCGCAGGCAGTAGTCAGCCAGGCGGCCTATCTGCCCTGTTTGCCACAGGACCGGAGCCAGCTCGCCTGTACCGGACTTTCTCAGGCCCAGGTTCACCAGGCAGCAGTTGTCCAGGCTGTATCCCTTAGCGAATTTGTGGGCTCCTGCGGCCTCCTTGATGGCCAGGAATAGATCCCAGGACTTATCCTTGTCTACCAGGTAGCCGTGAGCGGCCATGAGCTTGTCGTCGAAATGCGTGTTGTTGAAGCCGATGATCTTCTCAGCCTTGTCCATCAGCTCGAACAGTTCCTCCAGGTTGTCCTTGAAGAAGATCCTGGGCACACCTTCCTTGTAATCGAAAGCGGACACGACCGAGATACCCATGCCTTTGTGATCTCCCCAGCCTTCGCAGTATTCCATGTCAGGTTCCCTGGGCCCATCCTTTGGCGGGATCAGTTTCTCGATCTCGATGTCATATACCAGCATGTCTACTCCGCAGTGTAACCGTCGAACCAGTCACCATGTTTTCGAGTACGGGCACGACCAGCAGCATTAGTGCAGGTAGTCGATGATGTCTCTGGGTCATTGCAGTGATCCTGTGCCTGGTCAAGGCTCAGCCCTGTATTGATGGTGCGTTTTCTACCGAATTGCATGTGTCCATCTGAACATTCTTTACCTGCGAAAAACCGCACAATTTTGTAAGTGTCCATCCTATTCTCCTCTAAGTCCCTTTAATGTTTCCAGAACAGCCTCCATCAGTTGGATCTGCTGGTCTGCAAATACTTCACTCATCCTGCCCATCGAGACTCGCCTTGCGTAGACTCGCTTCCTGAATGTGATCTCACGTTCGACACACTTGATTTGGGCCTCCAGCGGGATCTCACTCCTCGGAAATAAGTCATCGGGTATGTCATTCGTGGACACTGTAATCCTTCTCGACTGCACCAGAACCTGGCTTGCCGACGATCGCATTTCTCACCCAGGTTGTTTTACCTGAGCGCAGACGACGAACATGGCCTCGACGTTTGTGCATCCTGGGGCTGGCATGGGTGCCTCCCTGGTGTGGCTTTGATTCACTTGGCTGGGCATGCAAGATATCAGCGACGATATCCAGGATCTTGTATTCGTAAAGCGGAACTCGATTCTTCTTTGCTCGTTTCTTATTGAGTTTTGTCGGAGCCGGTAGCGTTTCGTATTTACCTTTGTCGATCGACAGTGCGACCATCGTATGGAGTATGGCGAAGATCTCATCCGCGCAATCTCGTACTGCTCGTCGCTCACGTTCCGCTGGTGGATATGCCGTGTATGCAGCACTACCGAGTGGCAGGACTACAAGCAGTCCTCCCTCACGCATTTCTTCCCAGCGAGTGCTGCTTGACGAACGAGGGAAGAACATTGCTGATGGTGGAGGTGTCCAGACCTTGCCATTATCTGAGTAGGCAACCGGGAAGACATAGAATCCTGGTTCACCTACTGCATGCTTCTCGTGGATGTGCTTGAGCAAGCCGGTGTGTTCTTCCAGGGCTTCGCTCTCCACGCACAAAGCGATGCGTTTCGAGCTGGGTAATTCCTGTGGTGCCATCGGCTCGCATTTTGGATTGTTGTAGTTGCATGGGAATTCGAGTGCGACGATTGGATAGGGAAGCCTGCTAGGGAATTTGACATCCATGCACAGTTTCAATTCTTCGGGCTCGAAGATCCTCCCCCAGTCAGGCAAGATAAATTTCTCTGCCTTCTTCATCAGCTCCATACATTCGAGTGCTTCGATGCGGATGGCACGATCCAGCTTCTCATCTTCTTCTTCTAATTCGATCATGTTCTCAGGCGGATCATCTTGCATGATCATTCTTGATCCATGGCCTCGAACATACTGAATGCCCATCATCGATGCGTCTACGTCACCGATGAAGGCCATCATCTCGGCTGCTTGGCTGCAATAATTAAGTCTGTTGGTCATAACTGTACCCTGACTCCAATTATACAGCATGCAATCTTGTAATCAAGCGGTCAGTTCACGGTATCAATCGCTCCTGGTGCGGTTCAGCCCAGGAAACGAATAGCCGGTACTCCCATGTGCCAGGAGTTCTGCGTCGAGAGATCAGCCGGTGATTACCGAATCGCTCCTTACGAAGATCTCGAAGCCTGGCACTGATGCCTGCTTCTGATCCTCCACATCGAACTTGAATATCGTGCAGAGTTCGCCACTGGTTGTCTTTCATTAGAGCGAAGACACGCTCCATTTGAGACTTCAGTCGATCACGATCGATCGTCGGTATGTATGTCTCACCGTCGAACCAAATCTTCCGCAGTTTGCTAAACGGAGGTTTCACCGAAATTCTCTATTAGGACGAATCCATCTCCACGCTTGCGATAGATGGTGCCCAGGTTAGGTGAGCCCCAGACTCCATCTTCAGCCATCATGTCGTGCAATCCGGTAAGCCATTTCAGGTTCGTGGCTTTTTGCCAGTCAGGTAAATCGTTGCTGAATGAGTCAACTACTTCTTCGATTGATAGAACTTTTTCAGAAGGGGATGTCATCGTCGAAATCTCCTGGCGGAGCAGCATCGTCCGCATCCGTGCGTGATTGTGGTGGTGTACCATCCTGGTCTTTCTCCTGGTCCGCTGGATGCGGAGGCCGATCGCCGGATGGCTTACGATCGAGGAAGCTGAAATTGAAGACACGGATCTCGGTCGAGTAGCGTTCGACATCATCCTTGTCTGTCCATTTCCTGGTCTGGAGTTCGCCTTCGACGTACACCTGGGCTCCCTTACGCAGGAACTCAGCCATAGTCTCGGCTCGTTTGCCGAAGGCTACGCATCGGTGCCATTCGGTGCGTTCTTTCTGTTCGCCGCTGGTCTTGTCTTTCCAGCGAGCGGTCGTGGCTACGCTGATCGTCGTGACTGCCTCGCCACTTGGCATATACCTGGTATCTGGATCTGCACCCAGGTAGCCAATGACCATTGCTTTATTCAGTGATCCCATTGCTGTCTCCTATCGAACTGCCAGGCTGATATCTCTCGTGACAGTTAGTCCGTGGTGCTTCCCTTCGTCCTGATCTTCCGGCCATTCACTGCCGATCTGCTTGGCCAGATCATTCATGGGCTTCTTCGCCCATTCCTTGATGATGTTGCTGGGCAGCTTGCCATCAGCGATGGCCCGGCAGACTTCCTGGATATCGTCGAACTTCACTTCACCTTTCCAGTTGGTCTTGGTTGAGCCGGTAGCGCCTGTAAGTGAGCCCCTGGCTACCGGAGCTTTCGCAGGCCCGGCTGGCGTATCGGCGGCGACATCCAGGATGGCTTCAGCTCGCACCTCGTCACCGGCTTCTGAGGCTGCCTCAGCGTCCTTCAGGGCCTGCTCCTCAGCGGCCTTCCTGGCGGCTTCCTCCTCCTCCCGGACACGCTTATCCTCGTCTCGCTTCCAGGCAGCAGCCTTGACCGACACCTTGTCTTTGGCTGCCTTCAGGGCATTCGTGATCGGACGAAACTGATCATTGATCCAGCCTATGTGATCATTCAGTGGACCAGTGACAGCTTTCCTGGCTTCCTCTGCGGAGTTGTATTGACTCTGGCAGATCTTCACGAAGTCGGTTGCAGTGGCGAACTCCTCAGCGTTCGAGACCACAGCTTTCTCAGCCTGCTCTGTCAGGTTGTTGGCGTTATCGATGAGTGGCTGCGAGTGCGTCAGCAGTGTCGCAGGTGTCTGGATTTTAGGTATCGGCATCTGATCTTGCTCCTATATTTTTTGCTGCGTCGATGAGAACTTGCCTGGCCAGGCATCTCAACTGCCAGTCCTGCAAACTTTTACGATCGATCTCATCGTGTTCGATCCTGTATTTCGAGAGTGCGTTTTCCTGTTCAATAGTCATCGGCTTCATGTTAGAACATGCTTGGGATCCCATCGGTTGCTTTGGTAATTGGAGACTCGTAAAACGTCCCATTTCTGAAGTGCCCATCGAATACCTCCATCTTTTCCCGGAACAGTTTTGTCCATGCAGGATCACGTTCGAGTGTCTGCACGTAGACCTGTTGTTCCTCAATCGGGTGTCGTGGATCGTAACTGACGAACTTCCCTTCGTCTAAGTCGTGGACTTCCATGTGTCCCTGAGTCTGGTTGTGATGCCAGGTTGACATTCCGAATCGCAGGGTCTTTTTGTGGTTGTCCGAATTATACGGGCACTTCACTTCGCATGCGTACTTCGCTGGTTCATCCAGGATGCCTGTCTCTCCCTCCAGGAAATCAGTGCTGTCGCCAACCAGCTTGGGCCACATTGGATGGACCAGGAACTCAGCACGATGCACCTGGATATTCCTGGTTAGCTCGTAGTGTCTGATCGCATCTTCCTCCATGCGCTTGCCCCAGGACATGGCCGGATTGTTGTCACCGATCCTGGTCTCTGCCTCGAAGGCTTGCCGGATCTGATCCGGAGTTGCCTCGAACTGTTCCCACTTCAATGTCTTCAGAAGATTATTCAGATCGTGGATCGTACCTTCCAAAAGAATAGAGACACGCTTGGACATGGTGATCTTGCCCCAGCGATCTTGGAACCAATCAAATGTTCGTTGCTCAGCCATTACCTGAAATCTCTCTTTTTACTTTGTGCCAGTCTTCACTCAACTGATCCATGATCTTATGAAACTCTATACCTAAGTGGCGCATGTCGCAGTAAGAAACCTTCATCTCATGCGTGACGAATGTCGTATGTTTTGGGCCTTCAATTTCATAGACGAACTGGATTGTAATTCCATCGAGTCCGCGCCTGGTTACCTTCCAGACAGAAGCCTCGTGAGATTTTGTTGCATCTCTACGAGCCATCTAAGCTGCTTCCTCACCGAAGATGTATTCCAGGTATTCGATCAGGTAGCGACCGTAGGTAACCAGGATCTCATGATCCTCGAACGTGACGGATTCTTCCTCGGCATCGTGAGCCTTCTGCCAGGAGACTTTGAATTTCTCCAGCTTCTCTTTGGTCCAGGCAATTTCCGTTTGCGTATCATCAGCCATCCGTTGTATCTCCCGATGAACCAGGGCCAGCTTCAGTTCTTGAAACTTTGCCATCTGAGCTACGAGCTTTTCTCCCAGCTCTCCTAATATGTCCCATTCCTCGTATCGTTTACTCATTCTGTCAACGTCGCCTTAGTCTTGAATTCAGCACCCAGGTCTTCCAGTTCGCGGAAGGTCATGCCCCAGTCTTTAGCTGAAACAGTGGTGTCCTTCTCTGCGGTCTTCAGGATGTACTTGAGCCCGGCCTGGTTGATACGCTTACGGCACAGGTCCAGGTCTTTCTTCGGCAGTTCCTCCATCTTGTCGATGTTGAATGCCTTGTAGATACGCTCGACTCGCAGGTGAGCTTTCCTGGCAGCAGCTCGAAGTTCCTTTGCTTCATCTTCGGTGATCAGCTCGATCGATTCAGCTTCGATGGGCTTGTCCTTCTTATCCATGTCAGCATACCCATCAGCTATATGCGCGAGCTGCACTGCTTTCTCCAGGCGGCCAGTGCCTTTAGGCCAGGTCTTCTGGGCTCGCTTGATGACCGTCTTCTTCGCCATCTCCACGAACCAGTCCGTCCATGGGCCCTTCTTATTCTTCTTCCACAGCTCAGACTTCTCGCGCACGTTCTCGATCTCCTCGATCGACATGAACGTGATGTGCGGGAACTTCGATCCCTGGATCTCAGCGATGGCATACGCACCGATTACTTCGCCACGATCTTTCTCTTTCATGAAAGGATCTGGCTCGTGATGAAGATGTGGATCACTTCCGGATCGATACCAGAAGCGTCTGTCTTCTCGATCCATCTCTCGAACGACATCAGCTCGAATGCTGACGACCGCTCCACCATCGGTGGCGATTGCAATGAGTCCCTGGTACATCGGATCGCAGTGACAATCGTACTGCTTGGTGTTGCCATTGAACCTGGGAATAAGAGCGCAGTGCTTGAGCGCCGGATTAAGCGAAAGGCCGATCGATGCGACGTTGATCACAGCATCTCGAATGCTGTGCGGATCGCACTTCTGGAGCAGCGTGTTGCTGGCCAGGGCCTGCATGGCAAACATGGATTCTTTCTCCCAGGTGACCAGATGGCCTCCCTGCACGGAGATCTTCTCAAACGGTCTACGGGCTCCTGTCACGGCTTTCTGGACAGGGGCTGGCAATCGGGCTTGGTCATTCGACACTTGGTCGCTCCTTCTTAACTGTACCCAGGTGCCAAGTATGACGACTTGACCGCATGATTGCAACCGCTGAGTGCCTAAAATGTGACTTGTCACAGGGCAGTTGACCCTGGCCTGGAGCCCAGATACCATGCGGGTTCGGGTACAAAACGGGGTTGGGGAGTGTACGGCAAGATCTTCGAGTCAATCTACGATGGAACGCTGGCCGCTGACTGGCGAGCCATGATCACTTTCCAGCAGATGATCATCCTGGCTGACGCTGATGGTGTCGTCGATTACACACCGGCAGCCCTATCCAGGCGCACCGGCATACCTCTTGAAATCATTGAGCATGGGATCAAAAAACTGGAGGAGCCGGATCCCTACAGTCGGACCAATTACCTGGATGGCCGGAGGATCATCAGGCTGGATGAACATCGTCCCTGGTCCTGGGAGATCGTCAACTACGATGTCTATCGGAAGAAAGCGAGCCGTGAAGAACAGCGCGAGAAGGCCAGGCTGAGGAAACAGAAGCAACGGGCAAGAGAACGGCAACCTTCTGATTCTGAAGGCAGTCACGCTGATGTCACAGATGAAGCGGGACAGTCACGCATGTCACACCATACAGATGAGATGAGATCAGATACAGATAACAACAACAATAAGGCAACCAAGGTTCCCTTCCAAGCCATCGTCGATCTCTATCATGAACACTGCCCAGACCTACCCAGGGTGAAGGTCATCAGTCCTAAACGAAAAGCTCAGCTCAGATCCAGGTGGAAAACATTTGAGGTGATGCGAGGAGTAGGTAAACCAGGTGAGTCGATGGAGTTGATCAGGTTCGATGACCTGGAGAGCTGGGAACGCTACTTCAAATTCATCACTGAGAAATGTCCATTCATGAGCGGCAAGAATGAGCGAGCTTGGGTAGCCAACTTCGATTTCTGTATTCGTGAGTCGGCCATGGTCAATGTCATGGAGAATAAATACGTGGAGCGAAAATGAACACGGTAATCAAGCCACCTCCGATGTCGATTGATTCAGAGCAGGCTGTCCTGGGCGGCATCATCCACTCAGGCGGCAAGGCGCTGATGGATGTGCAGGACATCATCAATCGTGAAGACTTCTATCGGAGTGATCATCGTGTCATCTGGGATGCGATGACGAAGCTCGATGACCTGGATGCACCGATGGATATTGTGACCATTTCAGATCACCTGGAGAAAATAAGTCTGATCGATGACGCTGGTGGCATGGGCTACTTGAACTTGCTGTACCAGGAGACTCCTGGCTCAGCGAACGTCCGCGCTTACGCACGGATCGTGAAAGAGCGATCAGTCAGGCGCAACATGATCGTAGCTGCTAACCAGGTGCGTGAGCTGGCCGACGATACCAGGTCGATCGATGAAGTCGTAGCGGATGCTCAGGGCCTGGTGATGGAGGTCGGTCACAATGCTGCACAATCAGGCCCAGTCCTTGTCAAGGATATGATGCCTGATTGGCTCGATAACCTTGACAAGAGATTCCACATGGAACAGTCGATCCCAGGATTATCGACTGGCTTCCGGAATCTCGACAAAAAGATCAACGGTCTCCAGAAACAAAACCTGATAGTCATCGCTGGTAGACCATCGATGGGCAAGACCGCTCTGGCCATAAATATCGCGAACGCAGTTGCTGAGTACAAGACTGTTTTGGTGTTCTCGATGGAGATGTCTTCGATGGAGATCATTACCAGGTCGGTCGCGCAATACTCGAAGGTGCCCCTCGATCGTCTCATGTCTGGGGATCTGGATGATGAGCAGTGGAAAAAGATTGGAGATGGTAGTCATCGAGTTGTTCAATCTCAGATTCATGTTGACGAGTCGCCAGCTATGATGATGGCACAAATACGCTCCAGGTCCAGGCGGATCAAGCAGAAGCATCCGGATCTATCACTGGTGATAGTTGATTACCTTCAGCTCATGAGCGGAGACCATGGCATCCACCGTGCCCAGCAGATCGCTGATATCACCAGGGGGCTCAAGGCCCTGGCAAAGGAATTAGATCTGCCAGTGATCGCACTGAGCCAGCTCAATCGAGATGTGGACAAACGAGATGACAAGCATCCCAGGCTTTCAGATCTCAGGGAGTCAGGATCGATCGAGCAGGATGCGGATGTGATCCTATTTGTCTATCGCGATGTGGTGTACGACGAGAAGACCAAGTGGAAGAAAGCAGCGGAGATTGTCATCGGCAAGCAGCGCAACGGACCCACTGGCACTGTGCTGCTGTACTTCTTCGGTGAGTACACCATGTTCGGCCAGATGGATGCTGAATCACAACAGGAGTTCTGGCATGACCGGCACAGCCGTAGTCGATCCAGAAGTCGAGACACCTTCGACGACAACTTCTGAAACGCTACCGATCATCGCTCACAAGGGCGGCCTGGAATTGATCGATGCGGAATGGAAGTTGAACTCAGGCAGGATCGTGAAGTTCCGCCTGGTCTCTGACAATGGTCCGTTGATCGTGCATCCGTTCTATCAATTCGTCAGGCGACGAGGCAATCGAGTTGGCACCAGGTTCATGGTCGCCATGACCAGAGTCGGTGACGAGGAGGTTTTCTTCCAGGGTGAGATGATGCTGGCAGGCGGAGGTAATCCACTGGGCCAGGGCATGTGGGCCAGGTTCTGGATTGACGAGGATGCGGATACACATCCGTTCGCTGGATGCACTGGCAGGCACGGCAATGATCCAGGTGATCTGTTTGAGGCAGTGTTCGTCGAGCTGGACGATGATGATCAGCCGATTAACCAGGAGAAACGAGATCGAGTTGAGCGATCGGTTACGCAAACTCATCCGCTTACAAAGTGGACAGCAGCCAGAGACAGCGACAAACTGTTCCATCAGTATTTATCGGAGACAGTGAAGTTTCCTGGTGGCGAATACAAGAGCCCGGAATGGTGGCGCACACCAGGTAAAGAATATGTGGCCAGGTGGATCCGATGGATCTGTCAGATAGGATCCAGGGCTGACTTCAAACATGATCAACGAGCATGCGAGGTATGCCATGATCGAATCAGGCGACCTTATTCCGAGTGGCGATCCACTTCCGAAGATTAGTGTCCACAAGCACGAGAAGAACTTGCGCGAGATGTGTTGCATCGTTACCTGGATGTATCCGGTTACGCTGCATCACTGTCATGGTGGTTCGATGCTAGTGCTGGGCGACCAGTTTCAGAATCCAGGAATGGGTGAACGCAACAATCCGTTTCTTCAGATCCCGTTGATCTTTCATTTACATGCTGGACCGCAAGGCATCGATGGATCCATGGGTGTGAAAAAATGGGAATCAATTTACGGCAGACAAACGAGCCATCTGCACGATGTCAACAAGCAGCTCGACTACGATCTATGGGAGCAAGCCACACGATGGAGCAAGGAGAACTGGAGGTCAGCGACAAAAGTAGAAAGCCATCTGGATTGAGGCTCGAACTTCCCTGGCCGCCGACAGCGAACCATTACACCGGGTATCGAGTGGCAGGGAGCAAGAGAACCAAACAATTTGTCCAGGCATATCCGACAGCCCAGGCGAAGGAGTTCCATCAGAACGTGCAGTCTATTGTGATGCGCGATCGGGCCGCCAGGGGCTGGAGCTGTCCGCTGAGGCTGTCGGTCTGGACCTATCCACCTGACCGCAGGAAACGAGACACCTCGAATCTATTCAAGATGCTGGAGGATGCGCTGCAAAAGGCTGGTGTTTTCGAGGACGATTATCAGATCGTAGAGCATCATGCCTGGCGCACAAGTCATGTCGTCGAAGATGGAATGGTGGTTGTTGAACTTGAGCCCACTGTGCTACTCTAAAGAAGCCCAAGCGAAGACACTGAAAGAGTGGCGACAATGAAGTAATTAAGTGCGAACCGACCCTGGCGACCCGGCGTAACCTACGCTTCCTGGCTCCGTGACTGTACCCAACTTTCCGATAGCCAATTCTGGCAAAGATGCTCCGGTCGCCTTTATTCGAGAAGGGCCCTATCCAGGGCCCTTTTCTTTTGTCACTCAGCTATGCGTGTGACCGTCAGTCTCAATGCCCAGCCACATGCCGCACCAGGGCACCATGATGCAGCCATGACCACCTAACTCAGGAACGGCTGTGCGGCGAAACTCACGATAAGAGCCCTGCCATGCCTGGCCTTTGTTTGGTGTTCCAGTGAAGTGTTGACCACGGTCGTACACTTTCTTGAGTGCGACACGTTGCTCTCTGGTTAGCTTCATCATGCTGCTTCTCCGTGATACCTGGGATGGCAATACAGATCGTCTCTGCTGTGCTGCTTGTTGGCGCGACGGATCCTGACGATGCAGTGATCAAGCATTGGAGATCCGCACATCGATCCCTTGCGATAGAGCAGTATCGGAACTTTGACTGGGCCCATCGATCGACCGATCCTGCCGGTCACATCGTATTCCTCGTTCCAGTCACAGCCAGTGTAGACGTTGCCGTAGTGGACACGGATTCGCCACTGTGCAGCACGAGCCCTCTCCAGGACATCAATGACATCCTGGAGAGTGTCGTCGGCATAGTGGGTGCCGTTTACAATGTTCATATTTGCTTGAACTTCTGGAGGTAAGCCTGGAACTGTCCCTGCTGGGTGAAGGCATAACCTCGACCGACTTCCAGCTTCTCGAAAAGCTGGGGCAGTGTCAGCGACGGTTCATTCGCTGAGCCCATGCCGGAGGTGTCCACGAACAGCGGCTCGCCTTCGGCTTCCCAGCCTTCAGGCACGAAGTCACCGATCATCGGGAACGGGATCGGGAATCCTTCGCCGCGCTTCCAGGCTTCGAGATCCTGGGGCCATATCAAGTAGGGTTTCTGTTGCTGTTCGCAGGCTTCAAGTCCTGCTTCCCTGGTCATCTGATCAATCGTTTCTAATGACATCATGTCGTCTTACTCCTGTGACTTGGCAGGATCGTATTCACCGACGAGCTTATCCCACTCGTCGCACAGATCGATCTTTGCCAGTTGACCATACGATTGAGCCATCAGGATCCAGAGGATCCGTTGTGCATCAGGTGATCGTATGGCATCGGTTCCTCGCTCACGGACCAGCTCAGCCAGTCCGTTGGCGAATGGAATTGGATTGCATGGGAAAGCCGAAGACTCCATAGCTTTCGTCAGCGATTCGAGGTTGGCACTCATGTCGTACTCCTATCGTTGCTTCGGTCTTTTAATTCTGCGGTCAGGTAATCTCTGATTGCTTTCACGCATTCATCATGGTGTTTGTATTCAGGATCTGATTGCAACCAGCGGTCCAGGTCGTCACGTAGTTTGATCAGCGTGTCGTCGCTGTACATAGATGTTCGAGCCAGGAAGGTGCCAAGCATATCGCTCAGCACTATGGCTTCCCGTTCACTGCTGGTGACTAGAAGTTTCTTACTCATCAAGATCCTCGATGATTCCTTGGAGCCGGAATTTGTGATCCCGGCGCTCCATGTCTTTTGCTTCCCAGAGATCTGGGTCACGGTGTTCCAACACGTAATTGCGGATCAGCTCAGTCATCACGCTGGGCTCCAGCGCATCTAACTCCCAGCTCTCGGTTCCATACTGATCAGCGTAGCTGGCGAACCGGCTGTCAGTCATCTTCGCCGGATTCGGCGGAGGGCTGAACTCCTCGATCTGATCCCAGTTCAATGCCAGGCGATCGACCTTCACGGCTGGCCAGCCCATGAACAGGTTCAGCCTGTCCTGGTTGTCGCGAGTCATGTCGATGCCGGATGGGTCATGGTCTCCGAAGTGGAGAATCCTGGTGGTCTGTCCGCTATTTGATTCGTAGTACCTGGCGCGACGATAAGCTCGCCACTGCTCAGACTGAGAGACGTAGCCACGGCATGCGAAGTAAGACACGTCAAGCTCGTTGCACACTCCAGCTATCACGCCAGCCAGTGCTTCCTTCTCGATCCACACTTCGATGCGCTCAGGCTGGTTGGACCACATATCAATCTCGTAACTGTCGAGTGCATCCTGGATAGCCTGGCGCGGACCAGAGTAGTGGTAGTTGCCTCGGACATTCCTGGTGCGGTCTTCGATTGATGACCAGTCCACCAGGCCAGCCAGCCTGGCATCGTTGATGATCGAGCCCAGGCGCTTGTAGGACTGCTGCGTGTTCGGCAACAGATCCCTGGCGACGAACTGGTAGTAGAGCTGGCGCAACGTCAGGATGAATCCCTGCTCGCGATACTCGTCGATGATCCTGTTGGCATCGTAGATAATGTCCATCGATGCCTGCTTGAAATTCTTGTCTACGAATAGCTGTTTCATTTCAGTTCTCCAGCCTGGAGGACTTTCCAAGTATCCAGGTTGTCGCTTTGTGTCTTGCCGGTGAGGTCCATGAACGCTTTTGCTACAGCGTCATATCTGTTCGTGTCAGTGCCAATCCAGGATCGTCGTTGCATGGTGTTGATGTTTACCAGGACAACCTCGAATGTAAGCAGCGGTGCAATCTCAGGTGGCTCATCTTCAAGGCTGAACTGGTGAGTCAGATCTTCGTGGCGAATTACTGCCAGCATCTTCTTGCCGATCGTCTCCAGCTTGCGCTCGAAGTAGCAGTCGCTGATAGGCCAGGAGTGTTCCTTGCCATCCGCAGTGCGGAGGGTCACCTGGTACTCTTGCTTAACGACAGCTCGCTTATTCATCGTCTGGGTCTCCGTGTATGTCGCGAGTTTCGATGAACATCTCTTTGATGCCCAGGATTGCTGCTGGCGACGGACCTTCGCAGCAACCACATGAAAGTGTTGGTTCGGTGAATGCTGCCTGGATGGTCTTCTCGGCTTCTGTTTTCGAGAAGGTCAGCAGGTGTACATTGCGAGCATAGTCACTCGCCATTACGCTCCAGACTATGTATGCCTTCACGAGTCCACCTCCGGATAAAACTTTTCGAGCCAGGCTTCGATGCCCTTGGTCCG